AATCAATAATAGAGTTTGCTTGTTGTTCTATATAAAGATTGTCGTAAGTTTCATTGTTAACATCTACATTCAACGGATCGTACCTTGAAATTGTATATCTTGCATTACTTGTGGCACCAATCACCAAGGTGTTGGCAGTAAATTCACCCATAACATTTGTGATGGATAGAATTTTTGTGTTTGCAACCCACTCCGATACAGTACCAACAGCTGTTGCATTTGCAAATGTTTGGTCTGTTGAGTAGTATACTTCTTCTTTGTATTCGTAGTTGCCTGTACCACCAGACAACATTCTTATGTCGATTGTGTATGCAGAGTTATCCACAACCATGTCGATATCTGGTACACCAGTGTCGATAATTTCTTGTGAGTACTTGAATTTCTCCATTTCGATTTCGTAGAAAAATGGTATCTTACGACCTAATGTAAAGAAGTCTTTTGTTTGATTTACAAACTTAATCTCAAACAATTCACCAGTACCATTTAAGAATGGCACATAAATCAAATCACCTTCACGTGGTCTTGTGAATGTATTTTGTGGTACTCTTTGAGAGAACGAACGCTTAGAAATGATAACATTAACGTTGTTTTTAATTTCTAGACCAAACTTGGAGAAGAATTCTCTTTCACCACTATACTCTAAAGCACTAGACAAATAGAATTCAATTGGAAAAGCAGACTGGAATTTCTTAACCGGATCTTCACCATACAACAAATCTCTGGCAGTATCATTGTCATTAGGAAGATAGAAGGCGTCAGAACCCATAATCTTAATTGATTCTACAATTAAGTCTTCCACAACTCTCTGCTCATTGAGAGCGTTGTAATTATTAAAGTATACACTTGTTGCCATGTTAGTTCATGTACCAGTCTAGGATTCCACCGTAATTCTTTTCCATGTCAGCTTCTAGAGTTTTCTTTTCTTCTTCCGCTTCATCATAGATTTTGTCGCCATTTAGAACGACACCGCCTGGCAATTGAATACCACCAAACTTTTTAAGGTTGGAACCCCATTGTTTCTTAATCAATGCGGTTGCATATTCTTTTAACCAACGGTCATTCCAAACTTGGCCATATGTGTTTGGATCCAACAGTGCATAACATTCTGCAACAACTGTGGTGCCAACAGGTGCCTGAGATTGACCCCACGCCCAATCAATCATCAGTCTTTGCATGTGGCGATTGAAACGAATTGGTACTTCACCCGTGAACATTAGTTCCAATGAACGCAAGTGTTGTTGAGTTAGTGTGTAGTTGATGTATGATGCTGATGTGAAGTCATACAATTCATTTAGACGCAACTGGTATCTCAAATCAAACATATTGATTGAGGATTGTGAATCTTGAATTGGAAAAATGCGTGTAACACCAGTAATTTCTAGTGTGTTGTTTGCACGGTCTTGTGCCTGTGTCAGGTCCAAATAACGGTTGTTAATGTCTGTCTGGTCTATTTTTTTGATGTAATAAACTTTTTGTAGACCGTCAAAATGGTAATCGTGCCAATACTGCAACGCATCGTCAATACGGTCTTCTATCTGGTCATCATCAACGTTGATATCTATGACTGGGAAACCTAGACGTTTTAGGCAATAATTTTTAAAGGCGGCTCTATCTGTGACTGTAGCCATTACTAAATCTCCTTATAATAAGGTATTTAGTTTGATTCCATTTCTATCCAACTTAATGTATTTTCATCCCAAGTGTACAATTTACCATCAGTTGGCATTGGTGTAGGTGATTCCCAAACGCAACTTCCTTCATTCAATATCCAACTCGGGAAAGGTTGCGGAGCATAAAACGCATCACGAACCGAATCATAGGTGTGTCCTACAGCGGCATAATTCTTTCTTAAAGGAGTACCGTTATCTGGTTGGCCATCTTCTCCGTAATGAACACCGCCTCTAGTATTATAACTGGTTTGAATGAATGAACCTGGATCACCAAAATGTCCAGTATTGATAGTTTCTTGGTCTATAACAAGAACTTGAATTACGATATCATTTTCATCAATTTTTGCAAAATGTGCCATTTTTTGTCCTATAGATTATTTAATTTACCAATGATAAAGACCATTATAAACACCAGAAGTGCCTGCAATGGCATATGTTGTGGCATTCATGGTACCTGCAGCGTTTACATAATTTGTAAATAATGGAGTTGCAGAAGTTACTGAGTAATTACCCGCACAAAAATTTCCTTTAAAAGTATCTGCACCACTAAAACTTGATTGAGCAGCTGCATTTACTGCAAATGTGCAGAAAAATACGCCTTGTGAAGTTGCCCACCCACCATTGTTATAAGATAGTGACCACAAATTGTTAGCATTTGTTTCTGCAAGAACGGTATTATATACTTGACCTACAAATGCAATAGTGGTTCCGTTGAAAAATGCATTGGAATAATTGAGTGTTCTTGCATTGTTGTTTCGTCTTACCACTCCACCATAAAATTTTGTATTTGCATTTCTGAACCAGAATGGCGCAGCATCACGCCTACCTAAATTGGCAGTCCAATTAAATACAGTTTCACTGGGTGACTTACACACAAATGTTCTTTGAGCATTATCATCGGAAAAACAAGATTCTCCACTTGCACTTGCTGATATAGAAGATAACGTGTATGTGCCTGGTAAAAATACGCACATAATAGACGATGTGTTTGCTGAAGTTAGTGTTCTAAATTGTCCATAAGTTTGTAGTGGTGAACCCTCACTTGTGCCAGCATTTGCATCGCTTCCTGTGGGCGAAATGAAATATTTTGTGCCAGAAAAATTATTAATTAATCCATTATATACCTCAGTGGTAACTGGAAAACCAATTGGCCAATTGTTTGCTCTTACCGCTTGCATTTGATAAGCTAAACTATAAACTCCATTTGCTCTGGTGTTTGAAGTTGTGACGAGCGATGCGGAAATATAACTACCTTCGTATCTCCTTAACATAATTTTTCCTTATAGTGTCAATGTGCCCGATTGAGTAAATGTGAATACTCTATTGTTTGCTGTAGTTGTAATTGTGGGTGATCCTGTGGTTGAAAATGTTCCTCCATAAGATAGTGGTAATGTAAGTATCACTACACCTGAACCACCATTTCCTTGGCCAGAATTGAACCAATCGCCGCCACCGCCACCGCCGGTGTTTGTTGTTCCACTAGCTGCAGAACTAGGGTAATTAGAACCAAAACCACCGCCACCTGAACCACCAATACCAGCACCACCGGTAGAACCAGAACCGCCACCACCGCCAGCATAGAAAGTTGCTGTGCCTGATATATTATAACTTCCGCCAGCACCACCCGCAGCGCCGCCAACCGAACTTGATCCGCCACCGCCACCGCCGCCTGCTAGTGAACTTCCTGTTCCACCTGCTGCTTGTCCAGCTCCACCGTTATTTCCTTGGCCAACAGTTCCGGCACCGCCAGCACTAGCAACATCAGATGGTGAAGTTCCGCCACCACCACCGGCACCACCACTTCTTCCAGGTAGTGTTCCGCCGCCGCCGCCACCGCCGCCTATTGATGTTACAGTAATCTGTCCAGTCAATAAAGAATTACTGCCGTTGGCGCCTTGTGTTGGAGTGGTACTAGAGACACCTGCGCCACCTGCACCAATGGTTACTGTTATTGTTTTTGTTAAAAAACCTGCCTCAAAGGAAGATGATGTTCCGGAAACAATACCTCCACCACCACCACCGCCACCACGATACGCACCGCCACCACCGCCGCCAGCAACAACCAAATAATTCAGTTGAGCCATAAAACTAGATGGCCACGAATTGGCGTTTTTGTATTGTAGATAATCCGTTATATTAAAAACTCCATTGGCTGTCGCAGATGAAACCGTAGGAGGTATAGATGAGATTAAACCGCCTAGGAATTTTTTAACCATTAACTAATGTCCTCATAACTAACAGTAACCATAAGTGTATTAGCTACACTAGAGATTGCACCCAAACTGGTGTTTTCTTCCATGTAATATTGACTTGTTTTATCAATTACGTTCAATGTTGTTCCGCCAGGAATAGACATATTACCTGCAATCGCAAGGTTTGCTCCACTTAAACTTGCACCTGTACTATAATTAATTGTGATGAGAGCAACTCCTGTGCCATAGTTTGCAATATTAAGTGTATTAATTTTTAAACATTTACCACTATTACTTGGATTATTCAGAACAGTAGTTGCTGAAGTTGTTGTTAAGTTTGCGCCTACTGTTTTACCGTTGATTGTATTTGCGTTTATTAAATTTGGTGCTGGCATATTATCCTCCGAATACTAATGAATAACCAGCAGCAATTTTTTTGGTTGTGTCTGTGCTGGCACCACCACCTCCTGTATTTGCTGTTGAGAATGCTGAATTTGCTTGAATAAATGCTGACTGTGCATAACTCAATACATCGACACCGGAAACTATGACCGTATTGGCCGATAATTG